AACAAAAAAGAAAAATCTGTAAACACTGTTCACAAAAAAACGAAGAAGGAGCAGGAGCAGTTTGAAAGTGAAGCGATTGAAGAGGCCGCAGAAGTTGGCGTTGAAATAATATCGAAACATCGGGAAACTATTGAACGCTGTAGAGGTGTGGCTAATAAATTTTTAACCGAGCTAGAAAAGGATAAGATTTGTATCAAAGTCACTAAAGAAGGAAAGAAAGTTTATGGTAAAATTCCAATCGCTCAAAAATCAGCACTATACAATGCGGTCACGATAGCCGCCAGTCGTTTAATTCCCCTGGAAAGACAATCATATAACCTTGACGCCGAACAACCCAAAATACCAACAAGAGAGGGCGAAATAACAGCTTATCCTTCCGGACCACTGACTCTTTCCGAGTGGGAAGCACAAATGAAAGAAGCTGAGGAAAATCGTGAGAAAGATACTGGTAGTTAATGGCTTATTGGACACCACAACCAGGGCCACAAGTTGAAGCAGCCACCTGCCCTGCGGATTTTACATTTTTTGGTGGTTCCAGGGGTGGAGGGAAATCAGATTGTTTACTTGGAAGACAGCTTAGAGGCGCGGAACTATACAAAGGTCACTGGAACGGCCTGCTATTAAGGCGGAAATATAAAGAGTTCCAGGAGATGCGCCGGAGAATTGATATTTTAATTCAAGATGGTTTACCGGCGGAACGAATAGGCGGCGATCAGCAAACCAATTATCTTAGATTTAACAATGGAGCGCAAGCAATATTAACAGCTATTGACCGGCTTGAAAGAGTGGGAGACCATGTTGGGCAACAATATACGGAGATTAGTATTGATGAGTGTACGACATTTCCCTTCTTCACTAAAATGGTGGATAAACTTAAAGGTTCTTGTCGTTCACCTTATGGAGTTCCGTGTCATATGTTTGGCACAGGTAATCCTGGTGGGCCGGGCCACAATGAGGTTAAAGAATATTTCAAGCTTGGAACAGGATCAGGCGTGGAGCCTAAAACCATTATGACACACGAATTAGAGGGAGGTTTTCAAGAAACACGGATATTTATCCCATCTTTTCTTAAAGATAACCGTATTTTATGTGACAACGACCCCCTTTATGTTGCGCGGCTTTTATCGATTAAAGATCCCGCACTAAAAAAAGCATGGATTAATGGCGATTGGGACGTATTTATCGGGCAGGCTTTCAATCTTACCAGAGAATACCATATTATTCCGCCTGTGCCGGTTCCTGATTATGCGCCAATTTATATGACGTTTGACTGGGGCTTTGGGGCTCCGTTTGCAATCGGCTGGTGGTGGGTTGATGCAGACAATAGAGTCTATCGATTTGCAGAATGGTACGGATGGAACGGAACGCCAAACGAGGGCTTAAGGCTCGAAGATTCACTTATTGCAGAGGGAATTTTAGAGAAGGAAAAAGCCCTTGGTATTAACGACAGAGAGATCGTAAGGCTGGCTGGCAATGATTGTTTCAACAAAAAGCCTGATTATAAAGGTGGTGGCCAGGGTCCGAGTACTGCGGAAGTTTTCAGAGGTAAAGGTGTTGAGTTAAGGCCATCTGATGCGCTGAGAATATTAAAGATCAGGCAGTTTAGGGAAAGATTAATTATTCCCAAAGACTCAATGCCAATGATGATGATTTACGATACCTGTAAAGAATTCATCAGAACTATACCGGCGCTATGTGTTGATGATGTAAATCCGGAAGATATAGACACACAGCAAGAAGATCATATTTACGACGAAGCGTGTCATATCTGCATGGCAAGACCGTTGAGTCTGGTTCCGTCCGAGGTCCAAAGCGTAGAGCATGCCAAAAAAGTTGCAGCTACCAGGGCAAAGCTTGGTTCAACTTCACAGGCGGCATGGTCAGAACTGGACGAGCTTAGAAAAGAGCTTGCCGAAAGCGAAAGGGAGTAACTAAAGTGGAGATTAATGTTCTTGTTTTATGCGGTGTCTGCATATTCCTTTTGATTATGAACCTTGTCGAGCAATGGCAACATACCAAAAGGGAGAACGATCTATTAGACCGGCTGATGGCTAATTCACATGATGATTATATGAGAAACAGAATCATTGCCTCATCCAAACCCAAAAAGTCTGAATATATTGGAGAAGTGGAATCAAAAGAGGAAGCGAGCTATTTGCCGGTTGATTAAAGGAGATTATTGTGAGAATGAGACACCGAAGTTCAATCAAAGGTTTTAAAACGTTTTACGGGACGCATTATGTAGGGAAAGGCGGCAAATTGAAGAAGAAACAATTTGTGGCGGCAAGGGGTGAGTGGTCCGGCGCACCCGAATTGGGGATGAAGTCAAAAGAATTAAGGAGTAAGTCTAAAAAGTCGGGCATGACCATGAACCAATATCGTGCGGCTGAGAGAAAAAGGAGAAGAAATAAAAACCGCCGTGATGATGAAGACAATTATTCGATTCGCGGGAAAAGCCACAGCTATACTCGCGCTGTAAATAGGTAGTTCATATCTTAAAGGATGGTTTGAAATGAAAAAATACTCCGCCATAACAGGTATTATCGTTTCTCTTATCGTTATATTTAGTGCTGGTTACGGGGCTTTGTCTCATTTTGCCAAAGCCGGTGATCTTAAAAAATTAGAGCTCGCGGTAAATTACGGATTCCTTGAGGTTAGAGCAAAAGCCTTACAGGAAAGAATGTGGGACCTGGAAAAACAATATGGGATAATTAAAAATCTTTGGCCCGAGCATATTAGAGCAGAATATATAAAGCTTAAGGAAGAGCGCGAAGCGATTTTGAGAAAGCTGGATATAATATATGCCGAGCAGCAGAAGAAAGGCAAAGGGTAATGCCATATAAAATTAGTAAATTAAAAGACGGCAAGGTTAGAGTGACCAGCCTCCATAACGTAAGGGCCAAAAAAACAACACTAAAAAAAGCAAAAGCCCAGGTTCGTCTTTTACATGAAAAAGGATATGGAACGCCGAAAGAAGACGGTTCAGGAAAGGGAAGAAGGGCCAACAGGGGGCGTGGTGGCTGTAAAAAAACACGAAAAACAGGAAACTTTAGTTAGACGAAAACGCACTGTAAGAGGTAAACTATGAATTCGAAAACAGCTCCGGTCGATAAGTTGGAAGATGATTACGTTATTAGGTCCGTTGACGAATTTTTCAATATAGATCAAGACTTGTCTATGCAAATGCTCCAACGTATTACGTTTAGAAATATTCTGTATTATATGGGCGAGCAGTGGATGAATTGGGCCAAGCAGGAACAGATCTTCAGACGGATCATAAAGAAAAACTCACCACCGACGCCTGTATCGAATATTATAAGGGATTATGTTCGTTCAATGAAGGCGCTCATCCTCAATAAAGACTTTTCAGTGTCAATATGGCCGAACAGCGACGAGACGGAAGACTCAGAGGCCGCGAAACTTGGCGAGCTGGTCCTAAAAGATATGGAATCAGCTAACGACGAGGAATTTCTTGACGAAAAAGAAAAGGTGGCAATGTGGGTCGTTTTGGGCGGAACCACGTTTATGCGGACCTATCCGGAGCTGGACCGAGGGCAATGGTATATTGATGGAAACGGGGATATGCTTAAAACCGGCGAAGTTGTATCGGAAAGCGTATCCTTATTTAATGTTCGTGTTGATCTATTGGGCGAAACCATGAACAGAAAACGAGCTGTTGGGGTCCAATCTGTCAAGCCGAGAGAATGGGTGGAAGATACTTTCAAAGTCAGCCTATCCACCGACGAAGCGGAACAGGCTACAAACTATCAAAAAAAATTAATGAAGATGGTCGCAAGCGTATCACCCTGGAAAGGGGCAGGGCTCGAATCATTATCCGACGTTGAGGACGACGATATGGTCATATTTAGGGAGATCGAGTATAAACCTGATATGAGGTATCCAAAAGGCCGGTATGTTGGAACCTGTTGTGGTCAGGCGTTGTTTGCATACGATAAAATGCCGATACCAATAGACGCAAATGGGAAATGGGAATATACTTTAACTGATTTTCATTATTATTATGTCCCTGGTCGTTTCTGGTCTGATGCTGGTGTAAACGACTTAATAAGCCCACAGAATACCATAAACCAAATTGATCAAGCTCTTGAAGTCAATCGGAAGTCACTGGGGCGTAGCATGGTTGCGATGGCTTCAAATATTGAGATCCAAAAGAAAACCGATTATGGCGAACACCTTCTTATTCTTAAATATGATGCAATGACAAGCGGTGGCCAAAAACCTGAATTTAAACAGGGTATTCCATTACCGGCACAAGTTCTTGATGAAAGGCAGATACACAGGCAAGTTGCCCAGGAAGCCGCAGGGGACCCAAAAAACGTTATGAGAGGGCAGGCTCCGAGTGCTCAAGCGTCCGGTGTGATGGTCGATACACTCAGGGAGGCAGCAGAGCAGGGCCACGCCCCTGATGTTATGAGGTTTTATCGGTCT